CCATGGTCTGCAAAATTTGTTGCTGCATCTGAAGCGCTTGCATCAACGCTGCGCGGCGCTCATCCTCGCGTCCAGTTCCCAATCCAACATTTACCGTCAAGTCCATGTCAGCTTGCCATGAACGCGGATCGATGCGCTGAAACGCATTGTTTAAGCGCATCATCTTCTCGCCGTCCGTGTGGTGTATGAACAGATGTAATAACAGCTTGAACAGCTGCTTCATGCCACCCTCTGCCAGATTGCGTGCCATGATTTCAATTTGCGCAGCTGCGCTTTGCATTTGCGCCTGTACCGCTAGAGCAGTGGTCGATTGGAGCGCGTCCTGGTGCAGCTGACTGTCCGACTTCACGCCGGTCTTTGTCTCCACCATCTGATCGACATACTGAAGGGCTGAGAGTGTCTGACCAGCCGCAAATGGCACAGTCAATGTCTGAACACTATTAGGCACTCTCTGGCGCACTACAGCGCCTATCTCGTTGTTTAAAACATCGTCAACATTTACGTCATTTGTGATCGCCAGGCGCGGCGTATTTGTCATCGCCACGTTGTCCAAAATTCCACGCAAGATCGATGTCGCCGCGTCCTGATCGTCCATCAACAAATCAGAAATTGATGTACCCCAAAACGTGTGCGGCTCTGGCTGAATTTCAAAAATCGCAAATGGCACACGATCACACGGCTCTGCGCTAAGCATCTTGTACGTCCCGCCACCCAACACAAAACGATAGAGCGATGGGATGCCGGTTCCAAATGGATCAACGCGCATAAACGCCTCAGTCACAGCAACCAGGCGCATCGTCGGGTCACGACCAGGATCGTCATCATCGTCATTGGTATAAAAGCCGCGGCGCGCTGATTTCTCCAAGTCGCGGGTATCAGTTGCGTCTGACAGGCCGGTCAGGTCACTAACTTCATCAAAGTCATAACCCATCGCAACCAAGTCACCAACACGCATTTCAGTCCGGTGACCGCACACATAAAAATCATCAATGCTGCGCGCGTCACGATTGATGAAAAATTCTTCACTTGGAACGCTTACGACTTTAATCTGACCCGTTCTCTTGCGGCGCGCAATGCGCGCATCAATGACAGGCACTTCCGCTTCAACGCCGTCTGGACCGATTTCCATCTTCGCTTCAATGACAGTCGAGAGAACATCGACGTCAGGCTGGCTTTCAAGGAAGTCAAAAGCTTGCTGATCCAGCCCCGTATAGTCGTGAATAGTCTGCTCATCGTTGTCCTCGTAGTAAGCTTTTAAGATCCCGCACTTTTTAACCAAAGCATCGTGGAACGCATCATCAAGCAGCCGGTATGCACCGTTCTGCTCAAAAATATGATTAATCGCCTGAGTGGCCATATCAGCGGTCTGAACATCCTCTGGCCCAACCGGCTCAAATTGAACGACTTTGTCATTGCTGGCGAAGATCCGCATGAGGCTTGGCTTGACCGCGCGCACCGTATCCCGAATGACAGACCGCACGACAGATGACCGACCATCCTCTGCGCCAATGCGCGTCTGGCCGTCGAACATCTCTTGGCTCAGAACACGGCGCGGCGTGATCTCAGCGTCAATAAACTCAACCGCGTCTTTAACAGCGGTACTGACGATGGCCTGTAACTCATCGTCGGTCATTTCCTCTAATTCGGCCACGCGCAACTCCAGATTTTTTCAAGCGATAACACCTGGCGAAAAAAAATACTCTGGATGGCGATTTTTTTGCGCTAATCGTCCTCGCGCCCTACTTCCCAATGTGGCATATCACAGAAGGGCTTGCGCCCCGCCTGGGTTCTCACGCGCACATATTCCATAAAGATTTCCTCGCAGTTATTGCGTTGGCGCGCATCCCAGAGGTGCCAGCCGCCACCCCAGCGCAGAGGAATATCAACGTGCTTTGCTGCCTTCAGAATGTGATTGCCAAGCTTCTCATAAACCGCATTTTCCCAGCAAACTTCACCATCCACATAACAAACTAAATCGACAGCGTGTGAATAGCCGTCTTCTTGCTTGAGGTGCTTTGACTTTAACGTCTGGCTCCGACCAGCTGCCTTCAGCTTCTTTTGCGTTTCCATGTCTCTGAGGCCGCATGTCACGCCGAAATCTACGTCACTCGTTTTGATCGCCATCTTGCAAACCTCAACCAGTTTTGGGTGAACACCCTTCAGCCGGTCCAGGCTGCGCTTGCTGAATTTAAAACTCATTTTTTCTTTCCAAAGAATTTGCTTACGGATCTAATGCCAAAGCTTGCGGCAACGATTGCCCCCAAACTCACCTGATACCAGTCAGGCATGGCGTTAAGAGCGGCAAAGCCTTCTGCCACTCGCTCGCGGCCCCACTCGCCGCAAAAACTTAATATCAACGGTACGGAAAACAGTACGGTTAACCACTCGTCTTTCCAGCTGTGTTGCGCGGAACGAATTGCCTCTAAGTCCCAATCGATTTCCCCAGTGGCTTGCTTCATTCGGATCTGCGCTTCCGCTTTTTGAATAGCGGTCTTGCCGTCAATCCAACTTGTCGCCAGACCGCCAACAGCGGAAATAATTTGACCAATCATTTGCTCGACCCTTCCTTGCCAAGCCACACAGCGAAGCATGCCGAAAAACAGCCAAATATGATTGAGCAGAAACCTGATTGCTCAATTGACATTTCCTCTAGGCTCATCGCCCAGCTGGTGACTTGAAAGCACATTATTGTGATGGCCAACATCATTATGCGGGGAACGATTTTCCAATCATCCAGAACCGTGTGCGCCATTAAAACACTCCATCAAAGTGGACATCATGTTTTCCTCTGTGAATAAAGTCAGAGGCCGGTTCCACTTTTGTAAGTGTTTTATCTCACTTGTTTTTTCGAAAATCACTGTTTGGCGCGGTAAATAAACGAAAGCAAAGACATCGCTTAGATGATCGTGCTTGCCGATCCGAAATCCGGCGCGGTTTTGCCGGTCAGTTTGTGGCATCCTAGTTGATTTAACCTGGACCTTAAAAGTGCTTTCCGCGCTAAACGCAATCAAGTCAAAACCCGACTGCAAAGCAAATGACGTCTTCAGCCCATTGCTCTCCAAAATATACGCAACAAAATGCTCAGCGGCGCGGCCCTGGCTTGCTTCATTTAACTTGTGATCGCGCCAGAAATTGGCTTTGGACATTACTTGCGGAGCGCTTGCTCTATGCTGTCCAGCTTCTCAAAGATGCGTTCCATCTGCACCTTAATGTCCTTTACTTCCCGTCCATGTAGCTCGCGCAGATTGGCGATTTCTGCGCTTTGTACTGCGAGCCGAGTTGCATTTTCGTCAACACGTCTGTGCAGCATATAGGCGTAACCGGCTACGGGGGCTACGATCCAAGTCATTATTTGGTTTAGGATGTCCATTAAAACGCGCGCTCTTCTTGGTTTTGATCGGCCATAAGAGAGCCAAGAACACCACCACCAACAACAGATAGCGGTGCATTGTTTTTTAAGAAATCAAGCAGCATCTCCTCGCGGGTCAAGCCGCGCTCCTCTGCGCGCTTATCCAGGCTGCGCCTGAACAAGTTCATAAATGTTCCTTGGCTTTCATCAGCCAATCCGGTCATATCACCAGCCCCCATCCACAAGCTTGCCTGAAATTGCGCTGGCGTCATGCCGTAAGTTTCAGCAACGCGATTTGCCATGTCTTCATATGCCGCATATTCATTTGCTCTTGGCGTATCAGCCCAGGCAGTCGGCATCTTTTGAAACGCTGATGTATCCTTGATATGTCCATCTTGCCAAGCTTTCAGCAAATTAATTTCACTTACGGGCTTGCCGTTTACCTTGCGCGTTGTGGTATAATTTTTAATGCGTTTCGGGCCAATTACGTCAGCTGCAATTTTTGCATTTTCTGCGCTTAGCTTTGCTTGCTGATTTAAGAAATCACCGCCGCCGTCAGCCATCGCAAGCATCCGCATAAAGTGCATGTCAGCGGCAATGTTTGTATCATCACCCAGAAGATCGTTACCAAAGCCTTTTACCTTGGGGTTAGCTTGCAGATATTTAGACAATGCAGCGCCAGTCAATTCTTCTGGAACGTCCCTAGACCACAGCCCAGCCTCGCGGTTCAAAACATTACCTGCCTGGTTGCGCTGCTTGAGATGACCATAGCCATAATTATCTGGCGTATTTGCTGGCATAACGCCAAGTCGATCAGCGGCCTGTTTCGGGGTTATGCCCTCATCCTTAACCAGCTGCGCAACAGCCGCCCGATCCTTCGGTGGCAACGCGCGATAGAAGCTGGCCATCCTGATGTTTTGAGGCACCTTTGCGCCGGTGGATGTCGTGCCAATAAGTTCCATAAATTCTTTCCACTGGGCGTCACCTTCAGCCTCACCCAGCGTTGAAACAAACCAATCCCTTAATTCTTCTGTGTTATACCAATCTGGGCCTTTAAGCTTGATGCCCTTCTCAATGTAGTCATCAAAAATTTTATTAATTGGGTTGTCAGGATCTGCCACGGACGCCTCAAGGCGCTGCATGCGGTCTGTCGTCTTCGCGGGACGATAACGCTGATATGGCTCTGTGCGATTGGGCGCAGCGCCAACATACTGAGGCAGCATTCCCTCTGGCATATTCACCGTAGAAACGTCACCACCCTGATTTACGATCGCGCTGTCTTGCTTGCCAATATTCCCAAAATTACTGCCAACAGTCGGCATAGGGCCAGGCTGGTTCATGCGCTGAATAAACGTCTCAAAAACATCAGCGCCAACTTGCCCCAAGCTATCGCCCGTGCCAGTCAGCGTCTCCTGTATCGCCTTACCCGCTGCAAGCGCCGTCTGAGGCCCATACTTGGCGACAATACCCGCCGGTAGCACAACACCCGCAACATTCACTCCAGCGCCTAGATAATCGCCCTCACCAGACATTTCCATCGCATCAAGCGTGTCGCTGACAGGGTTCATCATATCAACGACTTCAGCCATGTTTAAAGCTGTCTGTCGGCCCCTGGGACTTAAAAAATAACTCGCAGCCTCACCAATCTGACCCAAGGCACCATACAGCTGTGGCGTGAAACCACCGCGCTTGCGAAAATCCTTAATATCGTCAACAACACCCGTCAGCTGCTCGTAAATGCTCATCTCATCCCGCCATAAAATTGAGCAAACATCATCGCCGGATCAAACATGCCGCTCTGGCCACCCTCAGATCCTATCGGATCAATGCCAAACATATTGGCTAAACTCGAATAAAGGGTGCCGTCAAAATAATCTCCAGAATATCCAATGCCGCCCCCATCGAATAAATCATCAAAATAAGAGACTGGCTCAACATGCTTAACTCTAGTCCGATCACCTGGTGCCTCACCCTCATCCATAAACGCA